GGTCCCCTACGTTCATCAAATTTGCTAAATTGTTCAATTGTAAAATTATGGCTACTCGTAAAGCCATTAACTGCACACATAATCTACCTTATAATCTATTGTCTAGGAAACAACTCTCTCTTTCTTTTAATGTAATCGTTGATTTCCTTCACAGAGACGTTTGTCCCCTCCCTCATATCATTTATATCGTCTTCAGTAACGATGGGTGGTATGTAATCATTGTTCTTGTAAATGATAGATGTTGCTGATAACAGTAATAATATTGCTAGAGGGTCGAATGCAAATATCAGTAATAGAATAAGTATCCTAGCTGCATCGTCCACCCTATCGTCAGAGCTATCGCCATAAACAATTTCAGCCACGTACTTAATTGGTCCGATCTCACTCTGTTGTGCGACCGACTCCAGCTCAAGTTGTGATCTCTGCATTGTGAGTTCACGTAACCTATTCGCTGCTTCAGCTTGTTGATTTGAAAGTGCTTCACGATCTTGTTTTTGATTATTCCTCTCATTTAATGCTCTGGTCATGTATCCACCAGCAATCCATTGTTCGTAGGCATTGTCCAATAATTCGAATTGACTGTCAACGTAATCGATAACTTTCTGCTCGCTTTTTATTTGACTGTCGATCAGTTGAATAGCAACATCATTGTTTGCAATCGTAGTCTTACTGTCAATATGAGCTTTGGACAAAAAACCAAAAATACCAAGAGAGGTGATTAACATTAGCACAACAACAGCAGCAGACAAATATGCCTTGAAGGCTCTGTTCAGTTCATTCCATCGAAGGTGAACAAACAACGCAGTAACAATTTTAGCTACTTCAAGAGCTGAGGCCATAATCACTACTGGCCAAAAAGCACCAGCAAATATTGTTGAAAGGCCGACAATAGAATAAAATGCTGCTACACCTGCTACAGTGAGAGCAGCAAATGCAGCTGCAATGTTAATCATTAAGTACCTGTTGTAGTTTGAGCTTGAATTGATCAATCTTTACTGTTCTGTTTGGCCAGTAAATATATTCCTTCTCTTCGTTGCTCTGAAGGTTGTTAAGAAGTGGAATTACAGCATTGTAAATTGCATTGGCTTTTTCTTGCCACTCATTAGCTTGTTCTTGCCATTGAGCAGCAGAATCAGATACCGATGCAACTTCTTGCTTTACCGATTGTACTGCATCTAACTCGTCAGCATCAACTACTGAAAATCCAAAGTCAAATGTGCTTAAGTCTGTGAAGTTTTTTTCTGCCATAGTAATATTTATACGAAGAATGCATCAAGCGTTGCTTGCTTCTCAAGAGACCAACCAACGCACTGGCATATATTGTTTAAAGGTTCTTTGAATGACTTTTCGAATTGCTTCTCATAGTCTATGTAGTTTTCAAGGCCAAGTTCAGGAGGCAAGACCATTGGAACAGCAAACACATTCTCACGTAGAGGGTTAGGCAACTTCATATAACAGAACTTAATCTTGTCGCCCTCGAACACTTGATTGTATTTCTTAGTAAGGTTCTTATCCTCAATCAACTTGTTGTATAAGATAGTGCCTCGTACATGAATAGGTGTACCCTTCTTGTAGATCTGAGACGCATCTTTCCATTTACTAACATAACGACAGCTTCGAGGAAACGCTACGTCTTCAAAAGGAAGCGCCCTGAACTTACGTTCAAAGTCATCAACGTATTCTCGTAGTGCATTTTCACCCTCTCGGAGAAGTACCCCGTATGCTTCTTTCAATGCTTCTCGGCACACCTTAGGAGTAGAAGAACGTACAGCTTCCATACCCATCGTCTTGAGCTTTGGCTCTGCATAACGTACACCTTCGTTATCGTATACGTCAAGGATGTAATGCTTCTTACCAGTCCATACGCCATTACGAGAAATAGCTTCTCGCTTCATTACCATCTTTTGTTCGTAAGCACCAACGTAATCTGCTAGCTGTCGGTATCCTTTGTCAATAAACGGTTCAAGTACTTCTTGAGCGACTTTGTCCAGGAAGTCAACGACAGTTTCAGTTGGGCGATCATTATATCCAGCCTGATTGACAAGCTCATCAAGAGTAATGTAGAGCGAGTCCGTATCAACCGCAAGTACGTAATCCACGTCTGATGTACCCAGTTTCTTGTTAAGAAATTTGTTGATATGAGTTTCCATCCACTTAATGGATAGCTGACCAGAAAGAGTAATAGATTCAGCATACTTAGTATCAAAAAACCGAAAATATTGATTACCAAGAGCACCGTATGCTGAGTTAAGCTGGATCTTCTTAGCCATTTGCATATTGTTGCATTTTGCAATTTCATATTCGAGCTCCTTTGTAGGGGTCTTCTCGTACTGCTTCTTTGCCTCGATCATTCGATTCTTCCACTGTACTCTATCGTTGTACATATTTTCCATCAGCTTAGGAAGGAAACCTTGGAAGTCTTTTGTGTACATAGCACCAGAGCCACAAACAGTGACGTTGTTCTTAGTCATGTACTCTCGAATCTTCGGTGCATTATATAGACCATCGATGATCTCATCAGCGGTAGGTCTTTGTCCGATATCTCGCACATACGTTTCAGGCGAGATGTTATACTGCATAATCAAGTGAGGGTACAGCGAGTTCAAGTCAAACGACACGACCCAGTTGTGCAGTCCCACCTGAGGATCTTTAACGTAAGCACCTTCTACTTGGAAGTCTTTGTCAGGACGTTCCTTAGGAGGCACGACGGTATTCTTAGCAAGTAGGTGGTTGTGGATAATGACGTCCCACATACGCACCGACGTAAGAGCATCGACCAAGTTCACGCCAGCATCATAAGCAATCGTACATGCTTGCTCGATTAGCTTCATCTTGTCATCAAGACGTTCTACGAGTACCACGTCCTTGATATTATAGTCCAAGAACTTCTGATAGTCTTGCTTATACAGCTCATTGAGTGTGCCATACTCACTGTAGTCTAGTTTCTTCTCACCAAGTTCCGCTTCACCAATATAATCAAGTGCGTAACTTTCTTGTTGAGAGTATGTAAACTTCTTGTACAAGTTCATGTAGTCGAGAATAGTTACACCAATGATTTCCTTGGCATTAGGAGTAGTATCATCGTTAGCAATACTTTGTGCAGTAGGAATAAGACGATCATTGACCTTGCCCCAAGGTGAAAGTCTATTTGCAGCTTCATGGCCAATACGTTTACGAATACGGTTTACAGTATACGGAATATCAAACATCTCGATGTTCCAGCCAGTTACAATATCTGGATCACAAGAACGCCACAAGTCAATGAACTTAGTGAGTAGATCAGTCTCAGTAGAACAACGAATGTAGATGTCGTCACCACTAGGCTTGTAATCACCCATGCCAAGTATATACGACTGACCCTTACAGCGAGCTGCTATTGACAGAATGTCCTTATCAGCTTCAGCAATGTTAGGGAATCCCTCATCAGACTTAGTCTCAATATCAAAGTTAAAGACGGTCAGTTGATTAACGTCAAAGTCACGTGTAGGATATTCTTCGTTGATATAAGCATAAGCAAACTGCTGCATGCCATAGATTGGACTGTTAGATATTTGTCCGTGTTCTTGAATGAAGTTACGAGCCTCACGAATACTGTTGAACATCTTTGGTTCTACATACTCACCTTTGATCGTCTTCAGGTGAGATTGACGACCAGACTTGACGTACAACGTAGGCATATAAGGTACCTCACGTTGCTTGTGTTCACCGTCCTCGATATAACGTTCGAGGATAACATTATTAAGTTGCTGGACGTTCGTGTAGAATTTCATGCTCGCTTGACTCTATCCCTTAGTTCACTTGTACTGAATGAATGATCTCGATTATTATACACGATGTCGATTGCTGCGTCAACGCAGTATTGCTTGCCTGTAAAATCTTTATCGATGTAATCAGATCCAATTATCCTGACATCAACAGGCAGTGCTTTCAATACATCAAGCACGTCAGCTTCTGTATTGTAAACTACAACTTCATCAACAAAGCGGCATGCCGTGACCTGCAGCTGCCGCTCAAATATAGATTGTACTGGCTTGTTCTTTTCTGCTCTATCAACTGACGGATCATTCTGCAATCCAACAATTAAGTAATCACAGTGCTGTTTGGCTTCAGCTAACATAGTCACGTGGCCAGCATGTAACAAATCAAAGGCACCGAATGTTATACCAATCGTTCCTTTGTCCTCAACATCACCATTGAGCCATTTTAACATTATTTAATCCTGAATAAATGTAGGAGTATCACCTTCGTCAAGAATCTTTCTCAAGTTCTCTAGCTTATCTTGAGCTTCAGAATACTTCTCGAGCTCTGTTTCAATCGCTTGAACAATCTCTGGGTGTTCACCGATACCAACAGAGTCATTTTTATAAATTTCAATATTGGCTCGAGATACAGCAATATCTCCTTCCAATTTCTTTGCAAGTGCTTGTAGTAACATTTTAGACATTTTCTAACCTTACCATTAATCGCTCAGCTCTGTTAGTCACTTGCTTGTGCCAACGACTGTCGCGACCTTCTTTAGCAGCTTCTTTCCAATCGTTTTCACGAATTGCTGCCTTGAAGTTGTTGAATTGATTCAGTCGAGTGTAGCCAAGATTAAACATCATGTTAGCAATTACTCGTTGTACCTCTTCCGGAAATTGTCTGAACTCAGAAAACATTTTAATGCAGTCAGACTCAACCCAGTTCATATCTTGTTGAAATGCTTCCTCAATACGCTTTTCTGATACAGGCGTATCGACAGGAAGCCCGTGCTCAGGATCAGTCTCTTTTACGAGATGGCCAATCCCAAAAGTTGGATAACCTAGATGGTCTAGGTAAATTTTATTTACGACGCCTTCGTCGTATTCGATCTCCTCTCGGAGTTTTTGCATGTCCATTGTAGCTCCTTAAAAAAGTAGGGCAGCCATAAGGGCCGCCCATACTATATATTTAGAGAGCTTTCAGGTCAACCTAAGATACTGTAAATTTCTTAGGTTTCTCTTCTTCAGGAATCTCTTTCTGAAGGCTAATGCCTAAGATTCCATCTTCATACCAAACAGAATCAACATCAACGTGCTCTGCAAGAGCGAAGGTTCTTTCGAACGATCTCTTTGCAATGCCTTTGTGAAGATATTTTGGTTCGCTTTCATCGCCACCCTTGTGCTTAGCTTTTACGGTCAGAGAGTTGTCCTTTAACGTAACATCAAAGGATTCTTTAGTAAAGCCAGCTGCAGCAATTTCAATGTGATACCTATCGCCTTCAAGCTGTACAATATTGTACGGCGGATAGTTGCCATTGGTTGTAGCGTGTAGTTTATCAAGTTGACGGAAGGCTTCATCAAAGCCAATTCCAAATGGTCTGAAACGACCGAAGGGTTCTTCGTATAGTGTCATGTTTCCTCCTTTTCTAAGCGAAGATAGTTATGAGCCTCCATTGAGCACTCATAACTATTTATATACATTTACTGGGTTATATAATACATTTACTGTATTTTAAAGTCAACCTACTTCTTTTTACCAATGTTGTATTTGGCTACGAGATTCCAGTCCTTCTTTTGTCCAAACGGTATAATCTTGATTGAGCTAATACTATCAGCAGGCTCAATCTGATCAGCCTTAACTACAGAAACAAGTCCCCACTCTTGAAGTAACTTTGTGATTGTGTTCCTTCTAGAAATATCGTCAGGGTTTATGTCTGTAGGTTTACCGTCAAGAGCAAACAGCTCTTTAAAGTGAACAATATAATACTTACCTTGTTTGTGTAGAATGTGACAAGATTGGTACAGTGTATTAGACTTCTTCGAAGCTACACCAATCCTTGTCAAGGTTTCCTTTACTTTCAAAAAGTCGTCAGGCTCTTTCAAGACGACTTCAACCAAACTGCTAATCTCAATCATTTTCAATACCGCGTGTAAATCTTTCTCTAATCTCTAATAGTTGTTGGTCTGAGAGGAGGGACAAAGCAATCTTAGCTTTGGTTGTAGAGTAGTTAAAAAGAATCTTAATCATCTCTAAATCATCACTATTATCTGCTTTCGCCCACTTCGCAAACCGCTTTTTCTTTCTCAGAGTATTTAGATAAAACTCATATTGCAGTTTGTTATCAAGGAGATGCAACTGGTTCATTTCATTAGCATACAGTAGCGTGTCTGTGTGATACGACAATGCTTTATTGGTCAGATAGGGAACATAACTCTTTTCAGCCAGCTCATCGTTAGCTGTGCCTCTCATCATATTCTCTTTAGTAAAGTTGACGCTATTTACGAAGTCGAATGGTTTCATTATACTGCAATGCCTTTTCGTAAATGTTATCTTCACCAATCAGTGAGCTGTAGTGAGTCGTGTCTTTAGGAAAACACTTACCACCAAACCCTCTGTCCCCATCAGGTCCAGGTACTTGAAAATGTCCTTGACCTAGCTGACCGTCTCGTTGAAGAAAGTCAGTAACTTTGTTCATATCACATCCCCACTCCTCACATAGATCGTACAGCACATTAGACTGCGCAACCTTCATTGCAAGCATAGCGTTACGTGACATCTTACATAATGCTGCTTCATGGATAGTCATGTTCACGACGTTGAAATCATGCAGCACATCAAACCAAAACTGACCAGCATTACCGCCCAGTATAATAGGATGATTCCAACTCTTACCCATTCTGTCAGTGTCTTCTTTCCAATGTTTCTCTCTGAGAAACTCTGGCCATAGGATAACCTCTTGCAGAGTAGACATTCTAATTGAAGACACTTGATCGACGCCAACGGTTGATCTAACTATAACAGTGCCTCGTGCATGTCTCATAGCTTCAGCTAACACATTCGTGCTCAGCTTGTTACCATTAAGGTCCGTTGGTACACAAACGATAGTATAATCTACATTTGACCAATCACTGATAAACAAATTTTGAGCTGGGTCTTGAACAACGACTTCGTCGACAGTTTGAGAGCAATGAGTAGTAAGAAAGTACTCGGTTGCTCTACCTACAAATCCATAACCCAGTATTGCTATTTTCATCGAAACTCCACCTCGGCCATCACCTGTGTAAGAAACGCAACCAAGTTGATTTCTTGATCTGCAACGAATGCAGCTTTGTATTGATACTCCCCGATCAACAGCACTAGCTGAGGAATTGACTTGGCATCAATCTTTTCACTAGCATGATCATAAAGCTGTCTCATAATGCTTGTAGGGTCACTATCAATGTTCTGTGCGACCCACTTACGCATATCAGTGAACTTCTTGTCTTTTAATAGGGCTAGAAGCGAATTAAATGCGTTCTGAGAGGAGTTCGCTAGCAAACCTGTATCAATTACCCCGTTGACAGAATAACGTTGTAGCTCGTTTAGAACTCGTCTCCAGTCAGGGAAATGACGCTGGATTACTTCAGCCAGCACCTTTTCATCATAACCGACCTGCTCAGTATCAAGAATCGTCTTAACTCTTTTGAAGAAGTCACCAGCTAACTTAGGAGCCATCTTCTTAGGAAAGACGAAGTCAATCACACTGCACCGAGAGTGTAGAGGATCAATGATTCTGTTCTTGAAGTTACAGGTTAGAATGAATCCACAATTTTTAGAATACTCTTCCATGAAGTTTCTAAGAGCGGGTTGCGTTGATTGTGGATTCAGATAGTCAGCCTCATCCAAGATCACATACTTACGGCCTTCACTAAACGATACGGTCGTAGCGAAGTTCATAATCTCAGTTCGAAGCGTGTCAATGTTACCGTGCAATGAACCATTGACTACGATGTAGTCAGCTCCAAGCTCATCTAACATAGCTTTTGCTACTGTCGTTTTACCAACGCCAGCACTTCCAGACAATAGCAAATTAGGCACGTTCTTGTTGTCAATAAACTTTTGGAAAGTATCTTTCAATTCTTCTGGTAGAATACAGTCCGCAAGTCTGCTAGGGCGATACTTCTCCACCCATAAAAAGTTTTCCATAATATAAAGTCCCCTTATTCAAAGGTTGAACTGTGCTCAGTTGCAATCCAATACGTCACCTCAACTCCTTGGATTTGAACCTTCTCGTCCTTCCAAGTTTTATTGTTAGCAGACTCAAACTTGGCGATGCCTTTGCTTGAGATCTGTACGTTGTAGTCGAGATTCATCAACTTCAGATTCTCCAACTTGAAGATAGCTCTGAATGTCTTGCCACTGCTATTACTATCAATGACTGTCGTGTACTTATCTGCAGTAGGATTTTTTGTACTAACTGCTTCAAGATTGATCGTACTACCTTCACTGCTAATTGCAATCTCAGGCAACGACATCACACTAGCTGCTCTCATTGTGTTGTTAAGGTCAGCCCATGAAATGTTCACTTCAGCATCAACAGCATTCAATGCTACTTCTTTAGTAGGAGCAGTAACGATCATTTGAGGATCAGCAAAGGTATAATTTAGACTACGCTTTGCGTCTCTAATAGTCACATACTTTTCATTGAAGTCTAGCTGTGGTTGATCGAATAAGGTCAGAGCTCCTAGAAATCTAGGTAGCTCATAAAAACATCCTGCACCAGGAATCGAATCATCAATCGTAGCTTTAGCCATAATAGACTTCTGTGGCGAGATTGTCTTGAGTACGTTCCCTGGCTGAAGTTCAATACCAGTGTTAATGGTACTGAACGACTTGAGGACATTGATTGTGTTTTCACTAAGTTTCATAATATAAATCCAGATTACATATTTTTGTTTTTGCCGACCTTGGTAGGATCAGCAGTGGCTGCTTGTCCAACACTTGCAAGGTCTTTGAGTGAACCACCGAACACAAACGAACCAATATGTTGGAGCTCCATCCAAGGGCACAACCAAATACCAAGACCAATCGATCTAGCCCACTGGCAGAACATATAGTCTTCAGACAAGTAACGGTTCGAATAAACCTTACCATCAATAGCACTTGTCCTCTTATCTGCTACGAACTCCATAATCTGTTCTTGTGTAGCATCGGGATTCTTTTCGAAGAACGCAGATAGTTCCTCTTTCATAAACAACTGCTTGTCATCAATGACAGCATCAAAGAACGCTAGGATCTCACGGGAACCATCAAAGTGCGCTGTACGTACGTGATCAGGTCGATAGTACATATTGTCATACGCTTCTTTGAACTTCTCAAGTGTTGCACGCTTGAACATCATGAAACCAGTTCCGCCTTCAAGTACTTCTGCAGGCTCACTGATCTTAATTTCGTTCTTGCCCTGTGCAGGGTTGAATACGTAGTCACCTACGAACTTACCAAGCACTTCTGGGTCCTCATCAGCAGCACCTTGATTAACAGCAGCTGCTACCTTCTCCCAAGAGATACACTTCTTAGGATACGGGCCACACAAGATATCGTAAGGATTCTCAGGATCTTCATGATCTTGCATTGCAAGCATCGTGATCACATCATTAGGATTGAATCCAATGTCACTGTCAATAAAGATCATGTGAGTACAATCTGAACGCAAGAACTCATCGACACAATAGTTTCGTGCGCGAGTGATCAAACTCTCGTTAAACAGATAGTAGAACTTACAATTGATCTTATAATGCATACACAGTGCAGACAGATCATTAGTTGATTTAGTATAGATGCCAGCACACTGGCCTCCGTACATGGGTGTAGCTACAAACAGCTTTCGCTTCTGCAACGTCTCGATTGGGATATTAATTTCCATACTTTTCGTCGTGCTCCTTTCCAATACCATAATCGCCATCGTACATCGATAGCGTCTCCGACTCAAACAACAAGAACTGACCCACACGGGACCCTCGTTGAATTACTGCAGGACCACCTCTAACGTGCAACAGACCAGCCATTACACCATGGTACCCAGAGTCATACAGACCAGATGTAATGAAGCACCCGTTCCTATTGAGAGTCGATCTCGTAATGACCCAGCCAGCATACCCTTCTGGAATCCGTACAACGTTCTCCATGACAATCTCATAGACGCCTGGTTGCAGGTTCCAGTTACCTAACTCATCGACATTCATCCTCGTAGAACCTCTATGAGTTTTATTATCACCTTCTAGTCTGAACTCAGCATCATTCAGCTCGAAGATTTCACCAACACGAAGATCGACAGCGTTAGGTTGGCTGTCACCATCTTGTACATTGGTCAGCAGATCGTCCCCTGCTGCCAGGATGTGTTTCATGCTCATTCTTTCTCCTGTGTAGCATACCAAAGCAGAATAATATAGTGGATGGCTTTCAACAAATCTTTCTTATTGAAGCCCTCCTTTTTACCATATCGCATTAGATACTTGATAGCAGTATCTCGAGATGTGGTATCTAAACTACCAAGCGTCTGCCACACATCAATAGTTTGAATCTCTTCCTTCTTCTTACCAGCAAGCTCACCGACATAGTGACCAGCATAAGTAGTCTCAATGTAGTTGCTAACCTCTTTGAGGATCTTGTCCTCATGGAATCTAAACTTGCTCACACTTACCTCTCTGTTTTGTTATAGCGATCAACAAGGCTGTTAATGTACGCAACATTTTTCTTAGCCAGTTCAAGATTATCAGGCAAGTGCGCATTGAAGTCAACGTGAGACTCATACTTACCACTATACAGACCAGTTGGTGAGTCATCAAAACTCACACCATTAAGACCAGCCCATACAGCAGCGCTACTATCCCAAGTATCGATATGGAAGTCTCGAACCAAAGAGATTTCGTTGGGTCCATCCACCATTCCGAGGAAGTGTATTTTCTTACCGTTTTGCGCAGCAAGTTGTAAAAGTTGTCTATCATATAGCTCATTCATGAATCTCCATCGTGCAGTAAATCTTTGAAGCGGGTTGCCTTTTTCACATCGGTAAGCATTAGGTACTGCAAGAATACTAATACCAATATAATCAATCAGCGGACTAGATGCAGCCCATGCAAAAGAAGTGATGAGGTCTTCTAGATCACCAATATCACTTTGCGGTACAAAGAACGTTTTGAATCCAGCTTCTTTGAACACAGGTGCATACCTACGTGCATCATCGATACCAACCATCGACGGATGAGCAGGGTGATCTGGAAGCACAATATGAGTAGCGCGAATCTCACTAGCTAGATCAACTAACTCCTCTGGATTAAACATTGGCAGTTGAGCCTTATACAACTCAAAGGCACTGTTGTCCATGATGTTGATATATTGCGAAGACCCAAAATCTCTTCGTAGTTGTTGATAGTACTTAACGTACTCTGGATCTTCTTTTACTAAATGTGCTAATGTAAGATGTGCTTGATTACTTCGTACGAAGTCGTCTAGGTGAGGGGTAGGTGCGATGTGACAAAATTTCATTATATAACTTCTCCATAATATTAGTCCTTCTGTGGCTTACCGGCTTGACCGGATGACTTAGGACCATCACTTTTTGTAAGCTCTGTATCAGAATATCTGATGTCCCAGTTCTTACCTTTCAATTCATCTACCTGGCTAGCAGTCAAGTTAGTGCCAGGTCTTAAGAATGACATTGCATTCTTACCACATTGTTTGACCATCCATTGGTTACCAGATGAGTTACCAGTGCAAATGATCGTGTTAGGTTTCAGCTCTTGCTGTTCCAAAAAGTCTGAGAATTTCTGCATATCAATCCCATATTAATCTGCACCCGTTCTCATTGTCTTCAGAAACTTCGATAGCGAGTGACCTGTTCGGATATTTAGTCTGTATATATTTAGCTAAATCCTGAGCTATCATCTCGCAAGACTTGTAATCTAACTGCAATGTGTTTTCGTTATAGAGTCCTTCAAGCTCTCGCTTCAATAGAATGAACTCCACGTCTCGATCATCATGAAACACTTCCAACTCTATACGGAAGTGAAACATATGTCTATGAGGATATCCCAAGAAGCTGACATCAGCTAGCTTAGGATCTTCAAGGGCTGCTGGGTACTTGTGAATACCTTCCTTTTGAAAGGTAACCCAGATGTATGATCTACTGTTCATGCTGTTTAATGTACTCCGTTATGAACCGTCTGATTTCTCTACTTGCTGTGGTATCATCTCTTTCACACAGCCTAATAAACAACTTCTTGTCGTCTTTGTTTAGCTTGACTAGAAGCTGATCGTTCTTTTCTTTTTTACTCATCTCAAGATTTCCATTTACATATATACCTTATGTACACATTATATATTAATGTTATATAGGAGGTCAACATGAAATACATATTAACACTTTTGTTATTTATCACCATGTCAGCCAACGCATTCGTGCCTAGGTCTGACAGACTACACAATGAAATAACGATCTTCCCTCAGAAACAACTGATCGAACTTCAAGACAAAAACGGTAGAGTTTTCGAAATGACGCCATCTTGCTCACTTAAAAAACTCGCACCTGGTTTACGACATGACGTCAAGACTACATCTAAAAAAGTACGGCCTGGTTCTACATTTAGAATTGAAACACACAATGAAGCGTTTCGCAAGCCGTTCATTACTAGATGTGAAGTACTGACCATCAACCTAGTATCTTAATCTAGGATACCATAACCGCCAGTTGATACGGCGATAGCATTCCATGGGTGAAGCGATTCCTCATGGGATGCAACAACACTGAAGTC